GTCCAAAACTTCATGATGAGCGTATTGCCGCCGGCCGTATAGCCGTTGCCCTCCGCGATCTCGGCGATGTCCGCCTTGTTCGTGTCGGAGGTGAGCGGAGCTTCGTTGCTCAAGTAGACCTTGAGCACGTCCGCGCTGAGATCGTGCTCCTTCTTGCCCAGGCCCCAGAGGAAGCCGGCAAAGGGGACGAAGGTTGCCATATCGCTAGGTCCTTACTGGAGGAGAAAGACAGTGCTGACATCGAGCGTGAACGTCTCACCGTCAGCCAACGTGATCTCCGAGCCGCGATCCCACCAGCCGATCAGCGGATCGCTCGCAGCCGTGTCGTTGTAGAGAATGGCGTAGCGGAAGGGGCCGATCGTGCCGCTCGATGCCGTCCGCGATGGATCATCGTTCGCCACAAGGCTCGCTTGACCACCGCTCGCCCATATCTTGTTGAGCGTATTGCCGCCGGCCGTATAGCCGTTGCCCGCCGCGATCTCGGCGATGTGCGACTTCTGCGTATGCATGCCGGCGTTCGGCGCAGCGTTGCTCAGGTAAACCTTGAGCGTGTCCGACGACAGATCGTGGAGCTTCAATCCGAGCGACTGCAAGAAGTTGGTGAACACCTGAAACGACGCCATCTCTATCTCCTAACAGGAGCGGCGGCCCGAAGGCCGCCGCTGTTTCTCCGCGCCCGATGGGGGGGCCGTCCTAAGCGCCGGAGAAATACAGATCAACGACAAGCGTACCAGAGGACGGCAGCGCCGCTGTGCCGATCGTGATGAAGATCGTCTCATCACTATTGAGCGGATCGGCGGCAGCCGCCGCGACCTTACCGAACAAGGTCGGCGTGTCGGTCGCGGTGAAAGTGGCGGCGGCCCTGTACTTGTCGGTGGTTCCGGTGATGCCAATGGCGATGGTCGAGGTGCCGAGCGACACGCTCGAATTGAGGACGCCATAGGCGAATGCCATGCCCTTCGGCACCCTCGCGAGAACGATGGTGTCCGAAGTGCCCTGCGACGCCAGCGTGATCTTCGCGCGGAAGCGCCGCATACGGGCGTTGTGAACCGCACCGCTCGCGAGAACGACAGGGTTCGAGTTGAGGTAGCCGTTGGCTTCGGAGGCGTACAGCGTAGCCATTTCGATGTTCTCCTATCCTACGGCGATTACGTCGGGCTGCCGGCAGGATCGCAGGCAATCACGCCGACCTTGTTTTCCTGCATACGGGTTGCCCCGATCGTCATGCTGTAGAAAACCTGGGTGGCGTAGTTCTTGTCGTCACGCTCACTGATGCGGGACTTAGGCTCGCGGCCTATCGCCAGCAGCAGCCCAGACTTGGCCCAATAGAGGACCTTATCGTCGTTGCTGGAGTCCTTACCAATCCGCTCGGTGCGGATGAAGTTGAAGCCCATGAAGGTGTTGATCTCACCCTGCACGAGAGCCTTCACCGTGTTGTAGTCGCTGCTCGTGACCTGCGTAGTCTTGAGAAGCGATCCGATCTGAGCGGCGTTCGCGGCAATGAAGCGCGGTTCTGCCGGGTCAACTTCCTTCGAGTCGAGGATGCGCTTGGCCTCGATCAGCTTGTTGACAGTGAGGCCAACGTCACCAGAGGCGCCGAAATTGACGGCGACATTCATGTTCGTGTCGTAGGCAGTCTGCGTTGTGCCATCCTCGCCAGTGTAGGCGACGCCATCGGCGGCAGCGATGATCTCGTCATCCATCGCGCGGCCGAAAGCCCAAGCGAATGCCTGCGCATACTGCGAGGCCGGGTCGATCAGCATCCGAACCTCGTCCTCTTTGTCGACGAGGTCGGCCCAAACGTAATCAACTACCGTGACACGCCGCCTCGCGTGCGGGGTGTCCATCTGCGGCGTATCGCTGTGTCGCGAGGTGCGCTTGAGGGCGCTGGTGACACCGATCTGCTCAAAGAAGGCAGACTTGCCGACAACCATTTCGGTTCTTACAGCGTTCCGAAGCCGCGAACCTCGCTGCTGGACGAGGTGCTCGACGTTCGAGCGAAACTGCTGAACGAACGCAGTCGTAATCTGGACGGACATGATCCAACCACGCGCTTAATCGCGCGCTCTCTAGGCTAGAGTGATTGGATTGCCGCTCTCGGATTAGAGCGATCCGACTATTTGTTCAGGTGCCGGCCCGCTTGGCGGGTTGTCGGTCTTGGCTCGCCGTTCGAGGCTGCGGATTATCCTGTGCGGGTCCGCGAACGTATTGCTCGAACTCCCTGGCGACCTCAACGATCCGGCTTGGCCGCTCCGCCATCGCTGCGCTCGCGCTGAGCGATACCGCAAGATGCAAACAACGAAGCCGAATAGTCTCAGTGCTCATGATCCACGCTTTCGTCTGCGTGTCAAATCCTTAATCACAAACCAGCAGCGCGCAGCAATCATCCACAGAATGATGTGGATAGCTATGATGCGCGCCAGTGTGCGTGGCGGCCTCATTTCTGTTCAGGTGGCGGATAAAGCTGGGCGAACAGTTCGGTGAGTTGCCTCACTCGCATCTGGTGCTCAGGGTGCGACTTATCCATGAGCACTTCGTTGTACTTGGAGCGAATCTCGGCGATCTCAGTTTGCAACTGATCCGGCGTCTTGAGCGGCGGACCAGAGTTGCCGGCCTTGTTCTGCATTTCGCCCGTGATGCGTCCGCGCGCGCTAGCGAGGTACTTGATGAACTCCGGGTCGCGATTGAGGCCGGCGGCACGGAGCTTCGCCTGCGTCGACTGCGAGAGAGCATCGAACTCAGCATTGGCGAGCTTCATCTGAAGCTCGTACTTGTCACCCCAATCCCGCTGAAGTGCGAGCTTGGCGGCGGTGATTTCCTGTTTCACCTGCGCCTGGTTAGCCTCGTGAGCGGCGAACATGCGGTCGCGGTAAGCCTCAAAGAACGTCCTGAACTGTTGCTTGTTGAGGCCGGCCTTGTGGGCAGTTGTTCTGTACCACTCCTCCATCTGCTCGTCGTAGCTAAGCCCCTCTGGCATCTGCTCAGGGCGCTCAAGCTCGTACTGAGCGGGTTCGTCAGGCCGCCCAGATGCGCGATACCAGTTTTCCCAGGCGGCCTGATCGTTCGGGTCCTTTGGGATTGGCGCCTTCTCGCCGCCGATCATGCGCTCGACGTTGACATAGCCGCGCGCAAGACCCTCCAGGCCGCTGAACTTAGCAAGCGCGGGAGACGTGCGCAAATCCTCCGGCAACTGCTCTAGCCAAGACGCCTGACCATTGGCGTTAGGATGCGCACCGGCCGGCGGCGCGCTGCCACTGGAAGCCGGAGGGGCGCCCTGCTGTGCTCCGTTGTCGCCTGCCGGTGCGTCGAGAAGGCTCATAACTGCTCCATCGTTTCAGCCCACTGCGCTGCCGCGTCAGGCAGGTCGGAGGGCTTGAGGTTGAGGTAGTGGATGATCCCGATCACCACCTCGCGCTCGCCAGCATGAAAGGCGAGCGCCTGCGGATCGAGATTAGGTGAACTCTTTAGAAGCCCGTGTGTGGCGACGAGATCGGCGAGCACCCGCCTGCCAGCGTCGGAACCAAAGACTGCCTTGTAGTCGAGGAGCTTCTGCTTCTCGGTGTATGCCATCAGCGTCCGGCCATCGAATTGATGTTACCGATCAAGCGCGGGATAGACCGCTGCGCGCCGCGCCCCATCGCGCCGATAAGGCTGGTGAGGTCGACCCCTGGCGGGATTTGTGGTTGCCCCTGCATGGGAGCAACCTGCTGACTGATCTGCGCCGCCTCAACGCCTGAGCGCGCTGCATTGGCAACACTCTCGATACCCTTCCCGCCGCCGGCGGCTGCGCGGCCAAGATCGGGTAGGGCCTGCAACAGCATTCGCATCTGCTCTTGCTGCGCGTCCGCCTGCAACGTCTCCTCGTTCTTGAGGAGATCGGTGTCCACACCGAACCAATCGAACACATGCGGGGTGACGCGGTTGAAGTCGATCGGGCCAAGCACCTGCTCCGGCTTGATCTGCGCCAAAGGCTCAAGCACGGCCATCGCGCGAATGAAGCCGTCGGCAAGCTGCTGCTTCTGCGAGCGCGCGAGCGGCGACATATACTCCACCCGCATGTCCTTGCCCTCAATGTCTGGCGGAGGCGGCGGGATCATGCCCAGGCGGTTGAGGATGCCGAAGGTACGGGTGACGAGCGGGTTGAGCAGTTCGTTTTCGAGCCGCCCCAGCACCGGACCCAGCAGACGCATCCGCTCAAGCGTGCGCTGCATCACCTCGGTCGCGGTCATCCGCGTGTCGGTGACAAACTGAAGCTGATCCACCAGCATCATGCTGCGGATTTCGTTGTTCTGCGCCTGAAGCCATTCGGCTGAGAACGGCAGCGCGTTTGAGGTCGGCAGTTGTCCGATCTCCTGCCGATTGCGCACATAGGTCAGGCCGCCAGGCGTAGCCCGCACAGGCGACACCACGCCCTCGTGCGGCACCACCAGCGGCGGGTTCGCCGCCTTCTCTGCGGCGTCGATCAGGATTTTCTGCGCCGCGTTGGCGACCTTCACCGCAGGCAGCGCGGTCATCGCGGGAGAGCGCCCGTACTCCTCGCCGGTCGCTACCGACCAGCGCGGGACCACGTATGGCATTTCCTCGACGCCGCCCTCTTGGATCAGGTGCTTTTCTTCCGGCTCGAAGTAGATCGAGGCGATCGGCATGTTCGCCTGGTCATACTTTTCCGGGTCACGGTCCTTGTCGGCGCGTGGCATCACGACATGGACGATCTTCACTTCCTTGTCGTAGTTGCCGTTGTCGTAGAGATCGCGGACGCGCTTGCTGGACTGAGCGCCGAACTGCTGGATCACCTGACGCACCGTCAAGCACGCCTCGCGCATCACGGTGTCCACCACACCGTACTGGTTCTCGGCAATCAGGCAGTTGGCGATCGAGTAGGATCGCACATAGAGCGCGCCGCTGTTCTGCACCCCGATATACATCGGTCCGGTGCCGAAGGCAGCCAAGTCCTCAAGCACCTGATTGACGTGGACATGGAACGCCGCGCTCGGCGATTGAAGCGCGTTGAGGATGCGCTTCGATACATCGTCTGTCCAGGCGCGCACATCGTCGCGCTCATTGAGCGCATCGTCTGTCATACGCAGGTTCATCCACAGCGTCGCAGGGTTCATCACCATGCCGTGCAGCGCGGAAGCGAGCGTCTGCACGCAGAGGACGCCGATCGGATTATAGAGGCGGCGAGAACGCTTGGTGCCGTCGCTGATGTGGCCGACGAAGCCCATGCGCCTCGGCGCATAGAACTCCGCCACCTCCTCCCAATGCTGAAGCCATGTCCCCCGGCTCGACCCTAGCCGCTGATACCGCTCAACGAGCGCGCCAATATCGACGGGCATAGACACTCCAATAAAAAACCCCGCCGAAGCGGGGCTGTTTGCGGCACCCGGTTAGTGCCGGGTTAGTCGTAGTTGTTCCGGTTCCAGTATGTCCTGCCCGGACCTGGGTTCTTGAATGCGTCGCGCATATTCCTGAACCAGTGGCTCAGGGCAAAACCGACGAACCAGATCACCGTGAACAGGCCGATGATGGCTAGATATGGTTCAATCCCGCTCATAAGCATCCCCCTGTGCCGCCATCGCGCGCGCCTCAATCTCGATCGGGCTGTTCGCGTGGCCGTACCACAGGAAATAAAATAGACACCTTGGCCAGAATTTCCATGCCCCATCACGCTCAATCTGGCGGACGTGAGCCAACTCATGCGCAAGAA